ATAGCTATATTAAGAACCCCGTCCTGCACCATTAAGCCTTTAGGGGTTATGTCGTTGCTGAATACGCTGCTCGTTGGCTTCCATCTGGTCCATGCGTTGAACACGTAGTTATAAACAAGAATCCCTTGAGTTGTGCTATCCAGCCCGAAGTAGATCTCCCCTTCGGTATCATTAACGGCGGCCCTTGTTATCCCATAACTGTCCACCGTGTCTTCCACTGCGGCCCCTATCCACTCTACTTGCATAGAAGGCGTCACCCGATAAACTCCGCCGTTTGCGTTGTAAAAGAACCCTACAGGAGAAGGAGTTCTCGCACATCCGATAGCGGCACCAGCGTCTCTTGAAAAGATAGTAGGAGGAGAGAAGTCGGTTCCCCCTCCTGCTGCGTTAGGCCCTTCGCCTCCAATCAAGTAAGCGTTTTCTGTGGTGATGACGATTACATACTCTCGGACGGACCCAAGACACGCTATTGAAGATTTGTAGTTCTCAATTGGTTTTACTTGAAAGTCAGAAAACTCGGCCCCTCTTTTAGGGGTTAATTTCTTTGAGTACCAAACAGCTCCATCAATTGTAGACAGAAACATTCTGTTTTTGTGAAGAATGATATCAGTACAGCATGGAGGAGCGATGTTNCCGTAAATATCTCCGNCGGCCCCTGTCGAATAAATAGGCTCGTTATCGGTTAANGCTGACGAACTAACAAGCGCGTCGTCTATGTCTTGAATGGTTGTCTCGAAGTCAACAGGCGCCGCTGCAACTCTGTAAAAAGCTGCTTTACCTTTTTCTGTCCTGTACAAGACAATATTTGGGTTACTTACGCCGTTGGCCAAAGATTTTTGGGTCCATTGTGGCGTATACGCCCTAATCCTAACGCGCCCAGTGGTGTCNGTCCCAACGCCGTCCACCGTCGCGGAGATGGCGCCAGAAGGATAAGACCTTTGGATGTCGCCGTTGACGTTCGTCCACTCATACGTGACCATGTAATTATATTCATTTAGCGNAGAAGGGGCGCCGTCATTTAGGACGCCACCTACAAGCTGAACTTTCCCGGTATCGGTGCCCGGAAAGACTCCTGCCTTCGCGGTGTCAAACGTGTTGTTTGCTGTATCCACAGCGGTGATAGAATATTCATCGTAGTTAAAGTTTGTTGTCCCTGAGATCTCAACCGTATCGCCAACCTTGTATCCTATTGGAGTAGGCGAGCTAACGGTAACCCTAATTAGGTCGGTCCCCGCAGCAGCAAAGGCCGTAATAGCGTAAGAGCTGACCACTTCGCTTACTTGAGGATAAGTAAGAAAGCCGTTCTCTTTCATTACGTCCCCAGCGTACTCCCACAAAAGACCTCCGCACAACAAGAGGGACCCTCCGCCTTCGACGTTCTCTAGTTGTCTCGTGGGGGATAAATCGATTTCTGCGTAAGAGGGGTTGAAAATGCTTTTATGCTGAAAAACAGAGTTCCCGCCCTGGGACACCGCCGAAAACTTTGATGAGCCATAGCAAAACTGTGAAGCAGAGACACTGGTTACTCGGGCAGCCCCCCAGAAGAGAGTTCTGTCGTCCACTGCATTCGAGTACCAATCCGTCGAAGCGCAATTGCCACCCAGCCCAGTTCCGCCTGTAGCAATAATGTTCCCATCCGTATCACTAATAAGGTTGATAGATGAGTTGTAGTTTATGTAAACGTAGTCTCCACCAGCGTCTCGAATGTTCCCATTAGGCGTAACAGCATAGGTCGCAGCAAAGTAGACCTTTCCATTATAGACGAATAGGTCCGAAGTTAAGGTAGTAAACCGTTTCAGCACAACCCCCGACTTATCTATGGCCCCCCCTGTGTTTACCGACGCCGTAAAAAGCGCGTGGTCAGCGGCCTGCCCGTCGTCCACTGCGGTGTTAGCTGCCTGTGTTACCGCTTGCGCTGTCCAAACAAAATGGAGGTCCGTGCCAGAGGTTTTCTTGATAAAGCTCCCAGATGTTAAACACAGCGTATCAACCGCTAGCTGGGTGGTACTAACCTTCGCCAATGCTCCCGTGTACATCTGAGTCCGCACTTGGGGGTTTGTCGCGGTTCCTGTTTCTTGAAAAGTGGCCGCAATCATTAAGCGGTCGTCTGCGTCGATAGCGCTTAACGCGATATGGCTAAGAGTTCTCTCTCTATCGCTATGCCCTGACTCAGACGCTTGAAAGTATACCGTGTGATCGGACGGAAGAATTGGGGTATTTCTCCCTCGATAGCCGTAAAAGCCACTTTCAAGATATTCAATAAACGCACCACTCGATTCTTCAAAGTAATCGAGTCGATAGGATGCGACCGTCGCAGAAGCATCACTAATTGGCGTGGTATTGAGCCTAAAGACTGCGGCTTTTGGCGTTGAGGTGTCATCCGTAGTTGAGTTATCCGCTGCGGATACCGAGAAAAGAGGGTAGGCACCGTTCACATAAAAGGCCGGTGAGTTAAAGCCACCCAACGCTGTCGGAGTAAGCGCCGCCGCTATGCCATCCGAAGTCTTTACTGCTACAGCGTGGACTCCGTTTCGCGTTTCTTGACTATAGTTTATCTTGAGTTTTACGGTCCCGGTTTCCGAGCTACCGCTGTATGTGTCCGTGATGAAGAATGTATTTGCGGACGCAGACGGCTTAACGACAATCTTGTCCCCATTATGAGAAGTTGTCCCTGTAATCGTAACAACATCACCCTCAAGAAGTCCCGGAGCAGTGGCGCATGTGATTAGGGTCCCCACTCCTCCCGACGAAGTTCCGCTTATAGTGATAGAAGGTGAATGTTTTTGACAGTCGCAAAAAAGGATAAATACATAATCCCCCATAACAACGGTTTGAACCTGGGGGTTCAGGTAATTGCTATCATCATTTTGAGCGTGCGCCTTAGTGACTGATATGCCTGCTGACGGGGTGATCTTCATCTTAGGGACAACTACTATCCCTGTCGCTTCTTCAACCACTCTGGCATAAACATGAAAAACAACGGTTGTTATAGTTGCCTGTCTGCCTGCTAGGTTGGGGTCTGTTTCGGCCCAAGCCTCTACCCTAAATCCATCGTTGGACGCCGCTGCAAGCGGGCCACTTGTCATTGTCTCATTATTAAAAACGGTATCGTCTTTAAACGTGCATCCGGTTATGCGACCTTTGTCCAGCCAGTAATCTGTATTTGTTTGAGCGTATGCGTTGTTCCCGTCAAAAATTAATTTTTCATCTTGATATGTGGCGCACTGAACTGACGCATCAATAGTCCCGGCGGAACCGCTAACAAAGTTTGCGTTCGTCCTTCGAGAGAAGCCATTTCTTTTTTGGACTTGCCCCGTCTTGGTAAACCTGCCGTTATCGCAAGTGGCAAGGCTTGGCGGAGTTAAATGCTTTTCCGATGCCTTCTCGTTGAGGCCCTGAGTAAAAGGGAGAGATATGATTTGCTTCTGTAAAGGCATCAAAACACCCACAAGTCTACGGTTACGTTTGCGCTAGTATTTAAGACCAGTGTCTTTTCTGGGCTCCTGTTGCTGTCTTGCACATCCCAGATATCTGCCCTAGATCTTTGCCTTACAATAATCCATCCCTCCGGTGCTCTCCCCAGCCCGTGAAAGATGTGCGTGTCATAAGGGTCGGTCGCAGTTAGAAACTGGCCTTTCACCAGAGTGCCCCCCATAAGAGGGACCTGCTCAACACGTNTCATTATGGGCTCGGCGTTGTCCTGCAATTCTTCAATCACAGGGTCACCAGTGGTTATCCTTTTCCACGGCTCCATGCTAGTGCTCGGTTTCGGTATGGTTATGATTTAACACTTCAACCTGCAATAACTCCATCGCCTTATCTCTGATTTCATTATCAGAGAGTTTATCAATCGTAGAAACCTCGATTCGAGACACAGCATCATCGAGCCCAAGATAGAGAGTCCTTCTTGACTGGATGTCGAGCACGATNTTGGCTGTCTTAGTACACCATTCTTTAAGGAGGTGCTCTTTAGCCTGCTCCAAAAGCCTGTCTAAACGCATAAGCTCTTGGTCTTTGATTTGCTCTCTCGTCTCCGCCGTCATCTCTTTGCATCGCTTAAGCTCGGTTTCAACAAGCTTATAAACGTAAGTTGTAGACAGCCCCATGGTGCTAGCTATCTTAGGGTAGCTGTACCCCTTCAAGCGTAGTTCGAGAGCCATTTGAGAATTTTTTATTCTCCTGCAAGCTCGTTTACTGTTTTTATTAGGTTTTGCCATTTAAACCCCCGCGTCATACTGAATAAACTTAATGTTTGGACCCATTATTCGATATCTCATTAAAAAGGCACCTGGATCATAGGCGAAGCCCACATCGTTCCATCTGTGGCCAATATCCTGAATTGCGTCAGGGATGCCTGCATCCCTTGGCTCGGCTAAACTAATTAGCCTTTGCTGCATCAGTAACTTTTCTTGCATTAGGCCGGTAGGGTCTGATTCTTCTCGGATCAAAAGCCGGATAGCGGCGCTTATTGCTATGTAATCCGGCCAACCTTTAATCATTGGTGGGATAATGCTTGAAATCGTGTCGGAATCGGATGTCATTAAAGACATCTCAGGTACATACCAGAGCTCTGCGCTGCCAGATGTTAGTGGGCTAGTTTTCGCCCCGTCTAATGTTTCCAGGTTGAAAGGATGAATAGAAAANCGGCGACCGCCACTGAGGTAATAAACACGCTTAGCTTTGTAGAAGTCCGAAGGAAGCGCATAGTTTTCGGTTCCTGCTACTAAGGTAATGCTTTGAGTGCTTAAGAAGTAATCTTCATAAGCATTAACCAGGATGTCGTACATCTCCGAAGCGGCGGAGTTAATGTAATCATTAACTCTCGCCTCAACGGGGAAGTTAGAGCTGGTCATATCGGCATAATCCAACGCACGAGCGCGTAATTGGCTTAAAGTGGCCGAACTAGCCATTATGGCCTCCTCTAAAT